AAGATTGCAACATTATCAACCTCAAGTGTCGATGCCGTCCCGGTGATAGCAGACAGGGAGAAAATGTACTGATGTCCATACAGCCGGAAATTTCTGAACTTGTAAACATGACCATCAGATAAGGCAGTCAAAGCAAAACTATTGAAGGAAATGGGGTTTCTGTACGAGTTTCCTATGCGCTTATTGCCCACCATTCCCTCAACAGAAATCAATTTTGTGGTGCCGCCCCACTGAGCCGAATACAACCACGCACCGTCCTCGCCCTTTGTTGTACGATAGTGTACAAGTGCGCTATCTGTTTCAGACGCTGCCGCTACGAGTGAGGCCATAGTCGTATAATATGATACTGAGGACTGCCTGACAGGTGAACACCTCTCCCCGGTAGACCAGCCAGATGCATCCGCTACGGTAAGCTCAAAAGTGCCGTCTACCTGTTCACCACCTACCGCAGTAATGGCCTGAACGTCTGATTGGTCTTTATTTCCAACGTAGTGACTGGTTGTCAGCTCTCTATAGAATTCCCGCGCCCATTCGTCAGCAGGCCACGTAACAACATTTCCTGCGACCGTTACCGTTGGCGGGTGTCCTAGTATCCTGTCGGTTGCCATTAGCGTGCCGCCACGGTCATACGCTGCTTCATTTCCCTGGTAGTGACTTCCTCAAACATTTCAAGCCGCATGTCTTTACCTTTGATTGCAAGCCTGCCAACAGTAAACGCCTTGTCCTCATCGCCTGGCATTACAGCAACCGTGTATATGTCAAACTCTAAATGCTCATCAGAAGATAGTTCGTGTTCGCCTTGCGGAAGACACGAACCGAGTTCGTTGTTCTTCTTGTGGACCATGCACTCAACAATCATTACAGCCAATCCTTCTCAATAATACGCCTCAATGCTTGCGCCGGTATCGTTGCAAATGTGAACTTGTGTGACCAATCATCACGGTTCTTCGCTGTGAATCCGTAGGCCAAGATTTTTCCTTTGTGATCCAACACGCAGATGATAGGGTTCTCACGTATTTCTACCCTACAAATGCCGCAAGTGCTCTCTTTGTGGTGTATGAGCATGCCCTTGCAGCGTGGACAACGTTTGATAGTCATTTTATCTGTGCGTGCAACAGAAGCTTATCTATCTTCTTATCCATACCGTCGACCGTGTACTTGATGTCATCAACGCGAGCCTCAACACCGTCAACCCGGTCGTTTGATGCGTGCCGATTATCTGCTGTTTCGAATGTGCTGCCAATGCTTTGCCACATAACGCCAAGCAAGCCGCAACCTAATACGACAAGAAGAACGAGTACGCGCCACGGTGTCTCTTGTGCTTTTGCTGCTGTCATATTCATACTTTCTAAAAAACGGAACGATTAGCAAGATGGCAAGACACGCACAGATACATACAAGAAGTGGCTTGAACATCTACCCGTTCATCACTTCTTTGTACGTCTCTTCTATGACTTCCTCGACTGCCTTTGACGGTAATGCGTCCTTAACGGCCTGTCCGCTGCCTGTGAGCGGTTCTGTCGCCTTAATCATGGTAGCCACAGCCTTCTTAGCTGTCGCAGCCTCACGCTTCGCAAAGAACCTGCCAACGGCACCGGCCACGCCTACCACAACGCCAAGCACAACGGCTATGCCGCCCGCAATCGGTTGCTGTGGTCCGGGTATCGTGGTGCCTACCATTGCAACGCCTTGTGCAGCGCGTGCGCCGGTCTCTATTCTGCTTGCCCACGTCTTGCCACTGCTGACAAGTTCGGGCGCAAGCGTCATTCCGGTAGCTGTCTCGATAGCGTCAACAGCCGGCTCGACTTCTGTGACTCCGGTGATTACGGCATTGCCGTAGGCCGGTGCCTTCTCTGTGGTGAATTCAACAAAGCTGCATCCTGTAAGCAGCAACGCAGCAAATACTACAATCAGCTTTCTCATAACACGGCTCCCTATAGCGACGAGTACCGGATATATGGTGCAATCAGAGCCTCCACTATCGGAGTCATAAGAATCTGACTTGACCCGGTATCCCTCTTTACGGTGTATTCTCCCAGCTTCTCTTCTTTCAGCCCAATGTTCGATGCCGCACCCGGCGCGTACAGATTAGCTACCACTTGCGCAGTGGCCTCCTGCAAGTCGCCAGGTATCGTACTGTATCCTGCTGCGTAGCTGATAGACACATTCTGCGTGCCCTTGACGAAGTATCCATATGATGTCGTGTTGCCTGCCTCGAACTCGATCTTCCCGCTGCGGGCGATATAGTCGAAGTACCCGGCGGTGATTGTCTCTGAGCTGTTGGACTGGTCTGTGATGGTGATGCTTGTCAGCGTCGTGATAGGATAGTTTTCTGCATAGATGTAGACTAGACCTGTGCCATCCCGCAGCTCTGCCGCGTAGGTGGTCAAGTCAAACGTCCTGTCGCATGCGTTCTCTATCATCGCACTCGCGGCAGTAATCAGGTTGCCGAGGTAAGTGGAATTGACATCCGCTAACCCCGGCACCTGTTTTGCTCTACTTACTGTTATTAGTTGACTCATTCATCTACCCTCAAGGGCCAGAGTCCGAACTGCTGGACCAACTAGAAGTACTGCTGGATGAACCTGAAGATGCAGAACTCTCTGTTGACGATGAAGACGATGAAGAACTTGACGATTCTGTTGATGAGCTGCTGTTCTGTGCTTCCGTTGATGAGCTGGAAGATGAAGATGATGATTCAGTGGAAGATGAAGACGAGCTTGATGAAGACGACGAAGATGAATCTGAAGATGAAGACGAGCTGCTGTCGTTACCAGGTACAGGTGGTGCTGCGATTGCGCCAGCTTCAACTATCACTACCGTCTTGTTTGCTGTACCACACACGGCATGCACTGACTGCGAAGTCAGATTATATTTGCCGGGTGACATCTCATATCTGTCTTCACCGGACGCCGCTGTTGAAGCAGGCTGCAACGCAATACACTGCGATACGATTGCGGGTGTGCCAAAGTTAATGTACACAACCTTGTCCGATATGTTCTGAATCATCAAGTATATGCGAGCACCGTTATTTCTAACAAGGTGAGTGCTGCCTGTGCCGACAGCCTGATACCTGGTTGTCAGGTTATTCTTTGGATATACTTGTGCCATTGTAGCCTCCGATTCTGCAAAAAGGGGCAGGGGCAGCGTTAGCCACCCCCACCCACAGGGATTAGTCAGAATCAGGTGCTTGAGGAACTTGAGCTACTGGAACTTGACACAAGTGCTGCATCGCCAAGAACCGAGAAAGCATCCTCGCCAAGAGGCTTGCCACCGATGTAAACCATCACTCGGTAAGTCATCAGTCCCTTGTCAAACGCAAACTGGTCGGATACGTCGATTGCAACGTCACCGGAGAAGCATACGCCATAGTTGCGTAGTGCGGCGTAAGCTACATCACCGCGTTCTCCAAGGCTTGGAGAGACAGGACATGACACGTAATCGCTACCGACTATGGTAGGAAGTGCGCCTTGTGCCCAACCAGGATCAATCGACCGCATTACCGGGCGACCTGCTGTGTCGTCAAGCGCGTTGATGTACTTCATCGCACCATTCGGTCCAGCCTTCATCAGGAACACCCCGTCGTCCATAACGCCTTCAGCAACCGCATACTGCAGGTTGACGAGGTCGGTATAGGTCACGGTGTCGGTGACTTCACGAGCGACAACATTCACGCCAGCGGTGATGCTGGTTGCGGTGTTGATGCCGGTAGGCTGCGTGGTTCCGTTACCACCGAGAATCACGTTGCTTGTCTCGCGGTCAACTGCACCACAGAACATGCTTGCGAGTTCGGCTTCAACGCCAATCGCGTTCTCACGGATTTCTTTGAGTGAGATGTACGAGAATGCGCCGAGGCGGTAAGTAGGAACGGTGATTTCGTTGAAGACAGGGTTGTCATTGCTGAGCGTCCCACCTTCGTCACCCCATGCAACTGCAACGCCAAACGGGTTGGTGCTTTGCGTCAGTCGAGGGAACCTTGCAGACCCGGTGCTTGAACGCTTGACCCAGCACTTATCTACGAGACGCGACAGTACCTGCGGAATCTTGTAGAGTTCAGGGATGAAAGCGTTAGGGACCAGCGAACCGCCACCAGACTGCGAACCAGAAGCGTCAGAGGTCACAACAACGTTTGTGCCCTTGGCAACCATAGCTGCATACTGGTTATAAAGAATGTGGTCGCGGATGTAGCTAGGCACGCGAATTCCTGCGTCCTTGCCTTCCATGCTGATTGCGGCAACAACGTTGTCACCTTGGCTTCTGCCAACATCGGCTAGGCCTGACTTGCCTTCGAGCATGTACCGACGGCTAGCGTCGTCAAGCTTGATCTGTTCATTGTGCTTGTTGTGTTCGCTGCCAGGAACTTCAATCTCTTCGAGTGCGCCGGTCTTGCCAACGATCTCGTCCATGAGAGCTTTACGCTCAACAGCGTCTTTTTCCTTCTGTGCATCTGCGGCAAGTGCGTCAAACGCAACGCTCTTCGCTTCAAACTCTTCTGCGAGGATGCCAAGAACCTTTTCGTCCTTCTCATCAACGCGCTTTGCTTCGATGGCGTCCATCTCTGTGTAGAGAGACTTCATCTGAGCCTTGATTTCTTCGATAGTCATGGTTCCAATACCTTTCGTGAGTGAGTTACAAAAATATTATACTTCCAACAACGCAAGCTTTCTCTCTTTCTGCTTGACTCTATCTGCAAAAGAGCGGTCTGCGGCATCTTCAGGTTCCTTCTCGTCAGCGTCGACCTCATCTTCAGGCGTTGCTTCCGGTTCAGGTTCCTCTTCTGCGCTTTCCGGCTTGGTCTCCTTGGCATCGTCACCGGCATCAGGCTTTTCATCGCCGTCTGTGGTGGCTGCTGATTCGGGTTCCTTCTCTAACAGTGTCAGTCGTGCAGTAACATCCTCAAGAGTTTGCTTCGTCTCTTGTACTGATTCTATCACCGCTTCTATTGCGGACTTGCCTTCCGGTATCTCAATACCGAGTGCGGTTTCTATTTGCGACTTCGCCACGGCTGTAGTGAACTCGTTGGCCGGGAGTGCTGTGACGGTTATCTCATACAGTGCTGCTTCGTTGAATTCACGCCCGGTTGCAATGCTCTTCGTGCCACGCTTGATAGGCTTGAATCCTACAGACGAGCCGAAGGCGTTCGGTGACATCATGACCTTGCCGCGTAGCTCACCGGCGTCCGCAGAGGGATACAACGCACCCTTGTACCAAAGGCCGTAATCGTCTTCCTTGCCCTCGCGCACGATGCCGACCGCTTCGCCGCTGTCGCCACCATATTTCATGTGCTTATTCATCAAGAACACCTTGCCGGCCGCTATCTTCTCGTTGATAGACTTAGCGAACGTGCCCTTGCGGATGATGTCGCCTGCGCTGTCAACAACGTCCCACACAGCAGCATAGCCTTCAATGTATCCATACGGGTATGCCGGATCGTCACTCTTCTCTGTGCTGATGCTTGTGGTCATGCGACTGTCTTCTGCGACCACTGCCTTGACTACCATGTCGGGTATAAACGGGTCAGTTTTCATCGTGTCATCCTCTACTTCATGTAATGCCATGCGGTGTTCCTCAAGGTGGTCTATCACCGCTTTGTCGGCCTGTTCGCCAGATTCGCCGCCCATTGCCGCCGCCCATGCCGAGTCAAGTCCCTCGGTATGCAGCCACATCGTGCCGTTTTCGTACACGCCATTATCGCCAAGGTTGCCACCCTGCACCCAATGATGAGGAAACTTCCACGTATCGACGCTGGTTTCCTCACCGTGGTCAGCGAAAGCAACACGCGGCAACCGCTGGACGTTCACCTGAGACCATGTAATCTGTTCAGGTGACACCATGCTGTTGTGCTGTAAGTCTTTTGCCATGTCGTGCCTTTCTATTTTATCGGTTCAAATTTCACCTTGACTACTTCGTCACCACGGAACTTCGTATGGTCATCATAGCCAAGCAATATTTCATCAGGTATCCCATTCGGATACGCCGTGCAAGCGTCACCATCCAGCTTGTATGCGCATAAATTACACCTCATCGCCGCATTCAGTGGGGTCGTATTGTCCATTACAGCTCCCTCATAACAATCTTGGCTGTTCCGAAGTCATCGTATGACAATGCTTCGACCTCAAACTTTGCGCCACGCCCGAACAACACCTCTTGTTCGACTTCATTCTTCGATAGATTTGCGATGTCGCGCCCACTCTTACCGCGTATTTCTATATGTGCTTCACCCTTGCCGCCAAAGCCAACACCGCTTCGCTTGGTTGTGCTGGTGTAGCCCCTATATGCAACAGCATTGCCGGGCTTGTGATCGTTGACGAAGTTTGCCATATCTTGTTTGTTGTCGAACCGGACGCGGCGATATGTGGTGCCTTCGTATCCCTGAATCTTACCGAGCGCACCGTCTATGTTCTTGACGGTTGTTTGACTAGATTTGGATAGCTTACCGCCATCGCGTAGATTCTTGTTCAACGACAAGAACTGGTCGCCAGTGTAATCCTTTACGGCACCCATCTCGGCTGCTGTCAGGGGTTTACCGGTAGATGGTGGAGCTGGTGACTTGACATTGACAGGCGGCTTGCTAATCTGCATTGGTGGTCTGCTGGTTGTTCTTCCCATCCTCACGGCATCGGCATGTGGTATGACGGTGACTTTTCCGCTAGGACTTGTTATGGTGACGGTCTGATCTGTAGAACCACGATCAACCACAACTGGTTTCTCTGCGGCCTTGGTGCGCTTCCTTGTAACCTTCGGTTTCTTACGTTCGCCTTCCATCAAGTCTTTGACCGGCACATCGACCTTGTTCTTCTGTCTACCCTTCGACGCCACCCTTGACCCGCTCTTAGGTAGCTTCATCTTGTCAGCTTCCCATGAGAAGATTGCTTTTTTGCTGCACCGGCAATTCGGATGAAATGGCGGTAGTGTTCGTGCCGTATATGCTGCCTGTATCTGCTCTTTGCCTGATGCATTATCTGCAAGGTTTATCTGACCAAGCGCATCCTCTTGATTTGTATATGGGAACCTTGGCTGGCCTGTTGCATTGTCATCATCATCAAACACCTGGCACAGATCGCAAGCGTCCATGCTTATTAGCGGCACCCATCCAACGACTGACGAACCTTGCGCAGATAATACCTCTGCATCGTTCACCATGCGGCTTGATTCGGTGACAGCAATGCGCCGCGCACGCCATTTCTCTGCATCCTTGAATACATTGTTCACTGCCTTGGTCAACGACGCCACGGTGTTCTCACCATATACGCCTTCGCGGATTAGTGCTGCGCGTGTGTCTGCGAGTGCAACGCTAATACTCTTCTGCGTGGTCGCTGCCGTGGCTGTCGATAGCTCGATAAATTGCGCCTGTGCCCTGCGTTCGACAAGCGGATTGACTACGTTAAACGCAGATGACACCTTATCAGGCAGATGGATGTCTCTGATTACCTGCATCGCCCGTTCTGTGTATCCAGCTTGCAGGAGTGCCAACACCTTCGGATTGAAATTCTGTGAGATTTGCCCCATGCTGACGATGCCGGCCTTCCTGAATTGCTCGGTCGCCACCTTCTGCTGTCTGCGAAATTCATTCCTCAGCTCGCGTTCGAGGTCTTCTGACTCTGCAAAACCGTCAATAGCTGGCGTCGCCTTCGCTATCAAAAAAGGGCGTTCGGACTTACCAACCTCCGCGCCTTCAGCGTCGTCTGTGTCATCTTCTTCGGCGTCAGGCGGTGCGACTATGATAGGCGGTTCAGGCTTTACCGGCTCAAATCCATTGCCAACGGTGCCGATCACCTGCTCCGCTTCTGCATCGGTCATCTTGAACATGACAATGAGCTGCCCCTTGCCTGCATCACGCGGGAGTTCACCGTTTGCGACCGCAAGGACAATATCTGTAGCTGCTTTAAGCTGAGCACCAGCAAGAACCGTTTCTTCCTCTTGCAGCTCTTCAACTCCTGACGTGTCGAACATATAGACAAGCTCTGTCTCACCGTGGGCGCGGAATATGTCGCGGGTGAACTGGTCAGTCGTGAAATCACCCAACGGCAGCAATGTTTCTGTATAGAATGATTTGCGGGCGGTCGTGTAATTATTGTACGTCCCCTTGTCGAGGCCGATTTTCGCACCAATTATGACTGGTGGAATTCCGTACACCATGCACAGGCGGGATTCTGTCAACCCTGACATAACATCCTGGTCGATGTCTTTGACTGTGTTGAACTGCACGTTCTCAACGGTGTTCGGGAGCAATAGAGCCTTGCCCCTGCTACCATTTGCGCCGCCGCTTCCGGTGTGTAACTGGTCTTTGATCTGCTGTATCTGGTCTTCCTTAAGCTGCCCCTTCATTGTGCCAATCATGCCGGGTAGGTTCTGGTTCACCATCATTTCGGCTGACATATTCGCCTGCTCGATGTCGATGGTCAACCGCTTTGACGCAGCCTGTAGCGGTGACAGATACCCCTGATAGCATTTTGGATTGAGGTACATGTGCGCCATGATCTCATTTTTCTCAGCAGGTATAACGTCATCGCCCGCTGTAATCTTGTACCCTAACACCTCCGGTCCTTTTGTCACCATCTCGACAAGCTCAGTGGGCAGTGGTGTAATCATAGCAACACCGCTGCGGTTAGCGTATAGCTCCTGAAGCGTGAATGACGCGCCGGTGAGCGATAGTCTGTCAATTATTAGCTGTATCATCTGTGAATAGCTGTAGAATGGGTTATCGTAGAAGAGCGCGAGTGCTTCGTCTGCCTGTGTGCCGGTTGCTGGTTCAAATCCTTCTTCGCCGTCGATGCCAACCTGCAACGGCAAAGCCGATATTGACGTGGTAAGCTCGCGCACGCACGCATACACGATGTCAACGATGCTGTACATGTCTACCATCTGCGCGTTAGTGTTGGTCTTGCCAAAGATGTCATCACTGGACCGCCATAGATTCATCCATCCAGCATGCCCGGTGAGTGAGATATTCTTGGCAATCATGTCTGCCGCAAGTTCCGCAAGGTGTCTCCCTGGCTTTCTGTTTGGTAGATAGTTCATCAAAAGGCTATTGCCCCCGTGTTTGCGCCGAACTCGTCAGCGTACATAATGCCATAGCGCAGGGCATCCATCGCATGATCGAATTGTTTCTTCGGCTTGTCCTTGGCTTGTCCGTCACGTTCGGTCATCCATTCATAACTCTCGAACTCGCGGATAGTATTTTCACAGGAAGGGTCGATGGTCAACCGTGGCAAACCGTCACCCTGTATATTCAATCGTGCTTGAACGTGTCGGATTCCGGCGAGTACATCATTCTCAGCCTCTACCACTGGCAAACCTTCCGCACGCATAGCTTCAATGAGCTTTTTCGCAGACGGATCGACAACGAACGCTTCCGTTTCGTAATCACACTCCACCTGCTTTGCATATTCTATCACCTGAGACTCAAGCTGTTTGCGTTCGTACCACTCAGAGATAATGTGCAGTCTGCCGTCATTGTCCTCGCCAACGACGAGCTGTACCGCCGGATTAGTGTATCCGTCATCCTGACAGACTATGACGCGGGTCCATGATTCTTGCTCGTTGCGACGCTGTATGTGCTTCTCACGGTCCCAGCGGTCGTATATGACGCCTTCTGCGCCTGCCCACTGTCCGAGGAAGTACCGCTTGTATGCAATGCCGGTGAGCTGTTCGAGGTCATGCACGTAGTCTTTCGGCAGAAAAGAGTTGTCTTTCGTGGTCGTCATTATCGCCTGGCAGTTCTCAGAGGCATGGTGGTCAAGCGATAAGCCGAACCGCTGCGCAAGGAAGTGCATAGGCGAGCCGGGGTTGCATGCTCCGTATAGCTGGTTGTTCAGCCCCTTGGTGCGCACGCGGATACGGCCACGCAGCATCGTATAGTCCGCTTCCGTGAGGTCAACCGCTTCGTCAATCGCGCATCCTGATAAGTTGAACGAGCCAATCTTCTCCGGTTCATCGAGGCCGAAGTACTGAATCTCACCGCCGCCGTGTAACCGGATGACCTTCTCAGACTTGTTGTGCGTGTAGCGGCCTTGTTCGAGTACCGGTGGCAGGTCGCCGTCTGATTCCAGCAGCGTCTTGAGCGTGGAGGACTTCAAGGTGACAAGGTTCTTCCGGCACAGTCCCTCGCGTGCGCCTTGGATGCAGGCACGGCGTATCAGCTTGAGGCATAGTGCTCTGGATTTCCCGGCACCGAACGCACCGGAATACAACACCTCGCGCTCGGGTGCCATGATAAAATCGAATTGCTTCTCAAGGACTTGAGGGTTCATCGTCCACCATAGCCTGAACCTTGCGGAAGTTCTGCGGTAGGTATGTGACGTTCTTCAGTATGAATATAATCTCTACATCTTCGAGTAATACAGAAACGTGGTCTTTGATGTATCGAAGCTCATTGTTCAGCTCATCAATCTCGTCATATGCATCTTGCAGGTCATGCGTATTGATTGGAGAACGTGATTCTGTAACAAGTGACATCTTTAACGAACACGCATCACATACCAATATACCGCCGATGTATGTTTGATCTCCATACACAACCGCGCCGCATTTCTTGCAATACTTGTCAACTACCGTCCCCATCTCCGTCCTCCTTCGTCACGTCTGTCGCCTTGACTACCTCAAACACCATCTCGAACGCCTTGCCGTCCTTGCCTGCTATCTCGTGCTGGTCAGGCTCATCGAGGCCGAGTATCTTGCACCGCTTCTCAATGCATCGCAGGATAGCTTGTATGTACGCTGGATTCCCGGTCTGTCCGGTGCGGGTGACTTCCGCAAGCTGCTTGCCGTCTTTGCCATCCGCTGCCTTCTCTTCTTTGCGCGTCTTGGTCGTGACAACATCGCCTTTCGAGTCTTCCCAAGCCTGCCACAGCTCGGATTCCAGTAAGTCAAGCCGGTTCAGTTCCTTCTGCTTGATGGCGTCCATGTTCTTGACCTGCGAGTCCAGCCAACGTTGCCGGATGTCCTGCAAGTCGTGGCTAATCTGCTGCTGCGATAGTCCAAACTTGTCCGCAATCTTCTTCTGAAACCAGCCTTTGAGATACAACTCTGCGGTGAGTGCCAAGTCTCGTTCGCGCTCGTCTGGTGTGCGTGACCTGCCGGATCGTTTACCCATTGATAGCTTCCTCCTGTCCGAAAACATGCCCACACTTCGGACAAGTTGTGCCGGTGTCAGCGTCGTTTGTCGATTGTCCATCGTCGCCACCTTCAACGCTGTCCTTGCCGCCGAAGTCTTCACCAATCAAGTCGGACAACATCTGCTGCAACGCAGGGTCGCCGGTGTTCACATCGTGCAACAGTTCAGTCAGCTTCTCATTGTCCTGCACCGCCATCGCCGCCAGCGGGTCATAGATTGCGAGCGCAAGCTTCTCTTCGGATTCGGACAGGTCAACGTAGACCACCGGGATCTCCTGTATGTCGTCACGCATCGCCAACGTCACCCGCAGATGTCCGTCGATTAGATGCCCGGTACGCTGATTGACGATGACATTCTGTATCACGCCAATCTCTTCGAATGCGCCCTTGACTGCCTCTTGCTGTGCGGCTGGATGCAGACGGAAGTTGAAAGGATTTGCAAGCAGCTGGTCGGGTGCTTCGGTTCCGGTTGAGACTATGCGGTTCTTCCATTCAGTCATCTCTGTTCCTCCAAATGCTTCCCATGTTCCTTATCGCGTTCGTGCTCCATGTGAATCGACAGCGGCAACGGTATAGTCAGGCTCTTGCCCATCGCCCTGCGGAAGTGCATGTCACTGCGCGTCTTCATGCCGCTACGGAAGAAGTTTCTGTCGGGACATCGTGCCGGGTCGATATACAGCCCGCCGGTCTTCTCGATCATCGCCTTGCGGTTGAATATCATATGCCCACCTACGCGGTGACTCAATCCGTTCTTGCTCTTCTTTGCGAATACCTGCCTGGGTAGCTTCGACAAGATGCCAAATGCGTTCTCGATGTACATTGCGCCGTCGTGCTGCACCATTGTCTTCTCTACAGCGTCCTTGTCTGCCATCATCTTCAGCGGTGAATACATGCATCCGGTATGGCTGCCATGCTCGCCGGAGAGCTTATCCTTCATCACAGAGAAATAGTCCGGCGCAAAGACCTGGTCAGCCGAGTGCGCTACAAGCCAATCTGCGCGACTGGCCGCAATCTGTGCGTTCTTATTCACCGAAGGCTTCGTCAGCGCGTCAGCGGCCACGATAGACACACGCACGGGCAATCCGCAGCCGGTATAGTATGCCGCAATCTCTTCTGTGGTGTTCGGTGTCCCGTTATTCTCGATACAGCATACGTCAACGCCTATCTCGGGGATGTCGCCAGTCTGTTGCAGCAGGCTTGAAAGCACCCAGCATAGCCGGTGTTGGAAGTTGTGGCAGAATAGGATGATGTCAATCTTCATTGTATGCCTCGATGTCGCCAACGTCTTTGAGATACCGGGCAGGATTGCCGCACCACACCTCACCGCAGGGTACGTCCTTGGTCACGACTGAGCCGGCACCTATAAGCGCGTCAGCACCGATACGCACGCCCGGCATGATTACCGAGGCCGCACCGATACGCGCACGCTGTCCGATGATTGGCGACTTACGCGCAGGATGCTTGCTATTCGGGTAGCTGTCGTTTATGAATCGGACGCACGGACCTATCCACGCATCGCGTTCGATGATTGTATTCTCGCAGATGAAGCATTTACTGTGTATGCGAACGTTGTCTTCTATGCGGCAATGGTGCGCAATCTCGGTATAGCTGCCGATGCTGACGTTATCGCCTATCTGGTTGTTGTCTCTTATCAGCGCAAAATGCCCGATGAATACGCTTGAGCCGATGACGTTGGTATCAAAGATTACAGCACTCGGTTCAAAATCATTCTGGAACACTGCCATACATCTCTCCTGTTGCGGTTACACATTCTATCGTATGATTGTAAAAAAGGGGCCATCCGGTCGCCCGAACAGCCCCACAGGAAGGGACAGGCCGCAGTTAAGGGGTGCCGCCGGCGAGCACTGCGACCATTGCCGGCTTGGAGGAGTGTCTATTCTATCGTCTATACCCTCGCAATCTTACCCTGGAGTTCTTGCTTGCCAATCTTGAACACCCACCTGTGCAGGTCCAGCTCCTTCGCAATCAGACGACCTTCAAACGTGCCACCGAGCCGCTTGTCAAACCATTGCTGCCACTTGATGCGTGCCGTCTTCGTGCGGTTGTTGTTGTTCTTCACCGCCATGTTCATCTTCCGGCGTCCGTTGTCCTTGCGTGCCCACTCGTACATTAGTTGCCCTTTCTGTTGATGACGAATGCTGTCGCTGTGCCAAGTACGACAGGCACCGTCAGCACTTCTCCTTTCATGTTGTCTTGGAAGCAGATGCTCTTGCCGAACAGTCGCATAGCAGCCCACCGGCCGTTGACTTGCACCGCAACGTCCTTGCCTTCACCATATGCCGCTACCGCCTTGGCGATATTCTTGGTCGGTATTTCCTTCTCTTCCACCGGCTGCGTCAACGTGACCTCAGTTTCCGGCATGCCTTTGTAACGAAATGAACATATAGAATCTTCTGCCTGTATGCCAAGCCAATCATTTACGGTATTATATACCTCTGGATTTGCACACCACCATACTCTGCTATGAGGTGCTGCCTTCATTTCAAGCCACTTATTCACCTTCGTATCCAGCGTGATCTGCGCGGGGCGGTAGCGTTCTTGTTCATTACAAAACGCATGCCATCCTGAATCATATTCATCGTCGAAAGTATGGTATATAAACACAACCCCATCAGCCTGCATCTGCCGGTAAGTCTCGCGCCAGCTTTCGTCCTCAGTCTTCGGCAGGCATCCAATTTTGTATAAGTCACCGTTGGCGTCAGCGATTGATTTTCCGCAGCCTTTGCACGTCTGCTCGTCTGCATCAGTAGTGACAAACACACTGTCATGGTCGTCGATGTAGCGGACACTATTGCCTATTGAGAGTTGCGCGACAGGCTTACCAGCTAATCCACGTATAGTATGCCAATTTTTGCACAGGTCTTTGTATTCCATCTCACGAGTCATCACCGTGTCCATGCCAATCTTCTCGCGGTCCGGTAGCTGTACGCGGAACGTTCTGCCTTGAAGGTGGTCAACAGGCGAATTGTCACACTTATGATGCAGTGTTGAAAGTAATAGATTCGGCAAATACTTGCCACAGATACCTGCATAGCCAGGCATATGCGGAACTGCTGTCCACGCCTTCCGGCCATCCCGCAACGCCTCGAACACTTCTTCCACCGTCGCATTGTCTTTCGTTCTCATCTCACTCCCCTTTAATCATCGCTTCCACACGACTGAATCTCAATGCCCACGCATTGTACCAGTCTGAATACTTCTTAGTATGCCCCTTTGAGTTGTGGATTTCCATACTTTTCTTGTACGCTCGCAGCAAAAGTCTGACTTCATTCTTCAGCTGCGCATTATAGTCTTCTTCCTTGTGCAATGCAAGCTCAAGCTCAAGCTCGGCCTCTGCCATCGACAACCTACTGCGCAAGTTGTCTGCCTCAATCATCGCGCCGGTCTCGTCCATTAGTCAGCCTTTCCCATTTTCGCCAGTAATCTCTTTGCGGCTGATACGGCTCCGCGCTTGGTTTTGTAGTACTTTGTGGTCATGTCAATCCCAATATGGTTTGTGTTATTCCAGTTATCACATAGATGATAAGCGACATAGCGTATTACACCACCACCCCGGACGTGCTGTTCAACGTCCATCTCTTCCCCGCACACCGGGCATCTGATTTCTTCAAGCTTGGTCGGCATCATCGCCTCCTGCTATCAGTGCCTCTATTTCGTCAACGATTGACACCGCGCCTATTCTTCCTAGTATGCTAAGCGCAGTATCATTTGCAGCTTTAACTGTAGTGCAAAATGGGAACGATATATGACATCCGTCATCGCATGTACACTCCACAGAATACTCAAGATGCAGAACAGTGTTGTCATTATCTTCAGGAAACTCCTCTGTAATCATCAACATAAATTCGCCGCATAGGGGGCATGTAATAAACACTTCATCTGTCGTGTCATCGTCTTTGATATACATTAGTCAGCCTCCGTCCGTCAGCTCAAGCGGTACAATCTCGACAAACATCTGTGCTATCTCATCCATGCCAGCAATGAAGCTCGCAGCCGCAGCCTTGTTTGTGAAGAATGGCGGGAATTCTCCCTTCCCATACGGACCGAGCTTGTTGATGGTGGTAGTGTCCTCATAGTGTCCCATTCCGTGGCATTCGTTGCGCTTACTCTCTAGCCCGTAGATAATCATTAGTCAGTCTCCGCGTCGTAGTCAATCGCTCGCAACCTCACAGGGAACCGACCCGATTCTATGTAGAATTCACCCTTCGCTATATCATCGCCAATAGAACAAATGACTTCCCACCCATGACCATCCTCAATCTGAATCTTGGCAAAATACTTCGACCTTGACACTAGCTGCTCATGCTTTCGATTCAGTGCGTTGTATTTTCTAGTCAGCTTGCGCAACTCTTCGCTGCAACTGCAACCACATTCTATCAGACCGCCCATGCCATCGCTAACCATACCCATCACGCATCCCCCACAGTCTCAGCCACAACCTCGCATACGCGCATCACCTGCGCCCTGGTCATCGTCGGGAACATCGGCAACGAAAGCTGCTCACTGAACGCACGCTCCGCGTTCGGGAAGTCACCAAGCTTGTACTGACCGGCGAACACCGGCTGAAGGTGCAGCGGTTGCGGATAGTGTATGCCGGTGCTGATACCTGCATCCGTTAGAGCATCGCGCAGTCTATCGCGGTTCGCCACGCGTATCGGGTATATGTGCCACACTGGAAGGCAGAAGTCAGGCACCGTTGGCAACTTAACGCCGGTTACGCCGGACAAATAATCTGAATACCAACCTGCAACATCGCGTCTGCGTTCGTTCCGTTCGTCCAATAACGGCAGCTTTGCACGCAACACCGCGGCCTGAATCGCATCTAACCTGCTGTTGCGTCCGACCTTTACGTGCTCAAACTTGCTGGCCTTCCCGTGATTCGCAAGGCATCGCACTTCGTCAGCCAATGCTTTATCGTTGGTCGCCATTGCCCCACCGTCACCGAAGCAACCAAGCGGCTTGGAGGGGAAGAAGCTGTATGTGGCAGCGTCAGACATAACACCAAATGGGAACTTTGTGCATCGCACACCTTGTGCCTGCGCGCAGTCTTCTATGATATTCACTCCATTATCTCTTGCCTCGC